GGCCCTTCCTCAAGGAGATAACAAAATCTCCCGGCCCTATGATGAATAGGGTAGACTCCGTTAAAACGGAGTACTCCACCTCAGCTTGGTGTAGACGGCTTGAGGGCGTCCAGCACGCTCCAAGTGGCCTTCATCAAGAGGATCAGGTCCTCTTTTCAGGAGGTACTTGACAAGTGCGCCATGACCATCCAGCTCATCAACTGGCGGTCTTCCTTTCACCACATAACCCCTAACCAGGGGGCGGTGGAGAATAGGACACATTCTCTGGGTTTCATACCCAAGGAATGAGTGGCGTCCTAATACGGGTGAGGACTCGGCAACAGTCGGGAAGAATCTAATCTTCCTTACTATTACCTTGTCCAGCCATTTCACTGTCTGCCAGAGGCCTAGCTTATAAAGCTGGTTCCTTAGGGAGACAATAGAAATGGTTTCCGCAGCGTGCCTCGGTGATGAGGGAAAGAGTCTGCGGACTTTCGCGATGGAAACATCGCGAGAGCCGTAATACTCTTTTCCGCAAGACTCTCTGAACCTACCGGTCCAGAAGGACTTGCCTCGATTTACCTTGAAGCCAAAGGTTTCAAGAACGAGTATCACCGAATCCACGTAATCTTTGGGGATAATAATATCGTCCCCAAAGACGCGCACCCGACCAACAAATGAATTAATCATTTGTTGATCCACAGGTGTATTGAGCGTACGTGAGATCCCGATGAAGATAAGTGTAAGAAATACACTCGCTTCAACGGGGAAACACGTAGCTGAACCCATAGAGGCATACTTGGCTAGGCGTTTAACGCCATGGCCAGGTATATCAGCCTTTCGCGACCTAGTCGCATCCACAAACGCTCGAAGGCGAATGTGATTTGCGAAAAGGAGGCGTACATGCTGATTGGAGACACGATCGGAAGCTTCACTCAAATCGAGTGTAGCGAGCTCCCCGAAAAGGGCGCCCTCTCTGGCCATGAGTCGGTTAGGCTCTTGGTCATCGATGCCGATCAACCTGGACAGATTTTTATCTCTGTTCAGGCACCGAAGAAAACCGTGAAGAAGCCCCTGCTGTGCATATTGCATAGCAGCTGGCTCAATCCCGATAATCCTCGGTGTCTCCAGCGTTTTAGGTACGGATACTACCCTTACGGGAGTTTCCGAACCGGGTTCGAGGATGTCCGTCTCGCCCAATTCGCGCCAAAAGCGGGAATTGGGAACCAAGTAGTCACCGGAAGGCGCTACTTGCTCGAGGCGACGGGTCCAAGCAGTGCGGTAATACTTCTCGTTAGAGGAGTATCGTTCCGCTACTGCGCCAGGACCATGCCTAGGGATAAGCTCACCGTTCTGAATCATATGATCCAGTTGGGTGAACATTCTCCCGAATAGCGTGCCTGAGACTCTCCTAAACTCCTCTTTTAGGGAGTTAGGGAGTTGGTCCCAGGCCGTTCTGACATCCTGCTCACACTGGACGAACTCATTGAAAGCCGAGGACTCCCTTTCAGGAGTACAAGGCAGCAGTATCTTCCCAAACATCAGCGTCAGCTGACGGAGGGCGAATACTGCATCTTCGTTGGGTTCATCCAGCAACACACCGGTGCTTCGGTCAAACACAGAGCAAAGGAAACCTGACAGAAATGTCGGGAGACCCCCTCTCCAGGAATAACCCTGAAAGAGGTCAGAGCTCACCCATCCTCGGTCAAGACATTTTTGGATGTCTTTTCCGAATCTGGGTAGGGTAATCGTCAAAAACGATAACCCCTCATGTTTAGACCGACCTTGGACATATTTGATGTCCATGGTGGCGCTAGTGTTACACCAAGTGGCTAATTCCTTAGCCACATTTTCCCAGAGCAACATTAGGCTTTTCATAGCCCCTCCTAACTAATCGTTTGGGGGTAAGCTATCCTTAGCCAAATGTAGCCCTCACTGCGCAGGATTAGACGAAGTCAATCTAATCCTGGAGGTGAAAGCTATACGGCCCCAGAAGGGGCCGCATAGCGGCAGGGTGTCTTAACAGTTTAAGCCCCTGTCACCTCCTTTTAGATTGATTTCTTCCTTCGACGCCCTCGATTCGCGAGATAAACTCGAGAAAGGAGGACAATGATGGAAAGGACAACATCCTCAGCTAAACGCTGGGGATCAATTGCACTCTCCATCAAGCGTCGCAAGGCTAGCTCTCTCCACCAAGTAGTTTGGTGATAAGAGCATCCGAAGACGCAGTGTACATGGCCTTAAAACCATCGTACACTTGCTTCACCTCAGTATTCGAAAACCCGACTTGCGGAATATCGAAGACCATGTAATGTGACATGGAAACTTCTCTATTCTGCGCCGGGATAAACGGATCTGCGGTGATCTTCGTGAAATCAACGCGCAGGACCCTCCGTGAACGCTTACCATAGGTATGCGCTGCGGAGAGGTCGACGTTGCCCGTCGAATCAGTGTATTTCGACTCGTTCTTCCCAGATTCAACCCTGGGACACGAGTACGGAACAGCATTGATCGTAATGGACAACGGGTCTGAGAACGCCATTGGCATTGCTCCTTTCGGCTAGTTTTCCTAGCCATAGAGGTGTATAGGCAGTGGCAAACACTACCCTACTGCTACCGTGTAATACCGATAGCAGCGAGTATGGCAGCTTGGGCGGTAGACAATCCGTCCCAAGTAATGCCAAACCCAAAGGGGTTTGCTTGCGAACGAGATTTGGTCTCTGTGACCAAAGACGCGTTCGGAACTCTCATTGGAAAAGAGTGATACTCTGATCCAACGAGAGAGTACGTCACCTTATGGACAGTATTTTCCATAAAGTAACCGTACTGCATTACCAGACCTTGGGAAGCAACATCGCCGATGTACGCAAGTACATCGCCTGTGTTGCTAACCCAATCGAGGGCCCAGCTCCAAGGCGTGAGGTTCCAAAGGACATCAGGCGTGAGTGCTGTACCGTATAAACGGTCAGCGATCTCAGCCGCGCTTGCAGAACTCCCTACGTTGTCACTTCGTAGGGGAGCTCCGTAAACAAATGCTCCTTTGAACCACCGTTTCTTAACGGTGGTGGTACGTTTGTACCACACTCCCGGCTTGGATGCACCGTACGAAAAAGATACGTCAAACTGCCCTAACCCATCTGGGTATTGGGCACCAGACAATATCTGCTCCGTCTCGGTGCGCTCTACAGGGAAGAAGTACGACCTTCGGACAAGGCGACCTCGATCCCGTTCGTATTGTTTTATAATACGATCGGAATTTCTAACGGTTTCTCCAAAAGATTGGATATCCGATAGAAGAGGTGCCCAACCGAATTCTACGTTGAGATATTCATCGCCCGCATTACGCGCACGAAGAGTTCTCTCACGCCATGAACGGGAACCTACCACTTTGGGTAAACCATCGCGGTAAGTCTCGCCAACGGCGGTAGATAGGTCGACTTCTGCGGCGGTCGGACGGCATCGAGAAATAGCCGTGGCTCCCAGGGCTGTTAAACTCGCACTAGGCGAGTTCAGCGCTGTAGGCCACTTTGGCTGTATCTTTCCGCCAACCGTAATCGTCTCAATAGGACACGACACGGGCCGGGCAAATCGAAATCTGCCACGGTCGTATGTCGGTCCACCGAGAGCGATTTCCTTAGTCACATTAGAAAGCATAGAATGGGGTTTTGACCCCATCTGCTTTACTGTGAAGAAGGGACCGCCGACATCCCCACCACCTGATGGTGGCCAGGGATGTCCCTCCGAGTCAGTTGACTGACTCCCTGTCATTGGGGGTTGCAAAGTCGCTTCAGACTGAACAACCTCCCATTTCCCAGTACTCGCGAGACGCTGTTCAAGAGATCCTCTGGTGGTAAAACCACCAAATTTTCTCGTAGAACGTGTCTTGTGGGTCATGGGTGACATGGCTGTAGAGGCTCCTTTGGGAATTTGTTTAGAAGATCAATCTGATCTAATAAACTAGTGTGCACTGCGTGCGAGGATCCCTGCAAGGGATCCTC